TAAAACCTGTAGATTTTCTCCATGTACCAAAGACTGCAGAAAGTTTTTGTTCAATCTCCAGTCTTTGTTTCTGTAAGGACAAGAAAAGCGACTGAGCAGTCGTCTCATCAAAATCAACACCACCTTGCTCTTGTTTTATAATCCAGTGTGCAAAGTCATGTTCTAACTTAATAGCTTTTTCAGAATAATTTTGTTTCTCAATTAATTTGTATAATAGGTAAGTTACTTCAACATCTCGTACACAGTAATCCTGCATATCCTGTGTCCAAACATCAAATGTAGCTGTTTGTGCAAAGTCCCCTTTACGAAGACCTAATCTGTAACCCCAACTTTCTATTGAATGTTTACCTATAAGTTTAGGTGGAAGCTCTTTCTTACCATAGTCAATTTCAGTTTGATTTGACCAGATAAGTCTAGAACACAATAATGTATCTAGTATTTCTCCCTTATATTTATAGCCAGTTACCTTTTCAATCGCAGGTAAATCAAAGCCCATTACTGAATGACCTATAATTAAGGTAGCTTTCTTTAGTAAGTTTAGACCTTCATTGATTTGGTCAGGATTATAGGAATAAACTTTTTGAGTTTCTATATCTCTAAAAACCATACAATGAATTTTATCTAGGACATCAAGAAACCCATTGGTTTCTATATCTAGTATTAGTTTCATTTAATGTATTTGTGTAACTGTAATTTTATCTGTGCTTGGCAGTATGTGTGCCACCGAGTTAATTGCTTTTGTGATTAATTTTTTAGCTTCTGTATCTCCACAAAGAATAACTGGATAAACATTGTCATATTTAATTGCGTTATAAATTGCTGTCATAATAGTTTTAGATGTTTCAAAAACTAACTGCTGTTGTAATTGTGATAATTCTAAATAATCTGGCTTATCAATTAAGAAAGCTAAAATAAATTTAGTTAATATTTTTTCATTCATCAAAATCTCCTTCAGATAAACGACCTGTTTCTTTATTATAAATTAATGTTGAAGCAACTCCTGTCTCTCCACTAAATCTATTTTTTAAAACTCTAACAGTCATCATGTTGCTTTCAGTTTCATGCTGTTGGTTTCTTTCAAAACCTATTACTGCATCTGATAACTGTGCTAATGAATGAGAACCTCTTAAATGTGATAAAGAAGTTTGTGTTCCTTCCTCATGTCCAAATTTAGAATCTGGTCTTTTTAAATGACTAACGACAAACATTGCACAATTAAGTTCTTCAACTAATTGACGAAGCTGTGTCATTGTGTTGTCTATTAATCTTCTCTCATCTCCATCAGCTAATCCTGAAATTACTATTGAGATGTGGTCTAGGAATATAACTTTACAATCAAGTCCCTTAACCATGTAACGAATTTTATTTAATAAATCATCAGAACTTGTTGAACCGAAGTGGTCATAGAAACAAACATAATCTTTTATCTTGTTCCACTCTGTAAGAATATCTTCATCAGTAATTGTTTTTCTAACTTCTGGTACATGCAATAATTTGTTTAATGGAACTGAAACAATTCCTCTAACACTTCTCTTAACACTTTCTTCTAAAGCTATGTAACCAACTTTATGTTTGTTACTAATTAAATCATAAGCAAGTTCTCTACATACTTGTGATTTACCTGTGCCTGAACCTGCACACAATAAATTTAATTCGCCAGTTCTTATTCCATTTAATTTAGAATTTAATCCATTCCACTTGTAAGGAATACTTTCTACGAACTCATCATTTAATAATAAATCTTTTGTATCGCTTCCTTCAATGATACCTGCAGGAGAGAACGCTTTTGCTTCCCACATACTATCAATAATTTTAGCACCTAAGTTAGCTACTAGTAAATCACTAGCATCTTTCATAGGTAGTTTAGCTATATATGCTTTTTTAACTGGTAAGATGTTTGCACATTCTACTGAAGCCTTTGTACCTGCTTCATCATTATCAAACATAAGTACAACTTTTTCAAATTTACTTAACCATTCTAATTCTCTTTTAATATATTTCTTTGCTGAACTAGCTCCTGATGGAACTGATACCACTGGATATTTATTACCTTGAACTTGTGAAACTGACATAGCATCAATTTCTCCTTCAGTAATAACTACAGACTTACCGCCATCTCTCCATAAATGTTGTCCAAACAAACTAATCTTGTCTGTATCTCCTAACCATTTAAAAGATTTATCAGCAAACCTAATATGCTGTGCTACCAAACAATACTGTTTGTTGTAGTAATTAGATATATGGCAATCCCTGCCATTATATATTCCAGTCTCATAATTAAATTTTTTGCATGTTTCAGAATTAATCTGTCTTTTAGGTAATGCGTTTACAGTACCTTCTATTAAATCTAGCACTTCTCTCCTTTGTGTTGTTTGAGTTTGTTGTTCTCCATTAAGTGATGTCCATTGCTGACAACCAAAACAGTATGAATGAAATTCGTAGATTGCTAAATTATCTTGGCTACTACAATTATTACATGGTGCATGACGAATGAATTTTTCATCTGGTCTAATTTGGTTCTTCATCTTGAAGTTCCATTAGGTCAGCATCATCTGTTAATGCGTCTTGAAATTTGTAATTAGGTATATCTTCGTGAAGTAAATATTCCTGAACATCAAAGTTAGGACATGTTTTATTTTTATCTAAATCATAATGTCCAACAATTCTCGCATCTGGGTATAGCTCAACCAATCTTTTTAATTGGTCGTATAAAGTTTGCCATTGCTCTGCTGTAAAATTATCTTCAGGAACTTGCCAATCTTCTTCAGTAGCACCACCAACTAAACATAATCCAAAACTTGTATGGTTATATCCTTTGACATGAGCTTGAATTGAATTGTCTTCTCTACCTTGTTCGTAAGTTCCATCTCTTTTAATTACTCCACCATAGCCAATCTTTAGCCACCCTTTTTCTCTGTGCCATCTATCTATCATTCTAGCATCTACATCTTTTTGAGATGGTCTAGTTTGACTACAGTGAATGACTATGTAAGTTGTGTTATCTCGTGCCATTTTTTTTCGCCTTTATTTCGTTAAGCCATTCTTGTGGGAATGGAATTTTAGTTGATTGAATACAGTGGAACTTGAATTTAAATAGTTCACACCACTTGCCATAAGTAGTTAAAGATTTTTTTCCAATTTTTGTTTTTGAGTTTGAAAAGATAAATCTAATATCTAATTCTGGGTGTTGCTCTCTTATGAGTTTGTGCTTCTTTCTATCTGCTGAATTAAAAGCACCCTTCGCTTCCACAATAAACCTATCGTTTATTGGGAAGTCTGGGGTATATGATTTTTTCTGAGTAGGTAATTCAAACTTAATCTTCATACCCTCATAGACAAAATGCACTTTATTGTCTTTGAGGTAGTTATAAATTACTTCTTCTAAACCACTTTTTAATTCAACAGTTTTAGAAATCCGAACTCGCTTGTACTTCTGTCGGTTGAACATTTGAGTTCTCGCTTTCACTGTTAGATTTAGTTTCAAAACCATCTTCTTCTTTGAAGATGTTGTTGTCTGATTTGCCTTGAACAAGTTTAATAACTTGAACTGCTTTCAATCTTAAACTTACTCCTGCACCTAACATTGGTGTGAAGTATGGCATTGGTTGATAAGCAACTTTCATTATTGAACCACCCCATATACTTGTGTCTGCAGATATAGGATTTTTCTTGGCATCAAAAAGCGTAGGTCTTTGAGAAAACTTCTCTTGTGTTTTTCTATTCACACCTGACGCTTTCATTTTGAATTTGAAGAAAACAAAATCGCTTTCTTCGGTATAAGGTTTAGGTGCGTCTTTAACTTTTTTACCCTTTGTATCTTTTTCAGCTTTAGCCAGACTGTCTACTATCGCTTGGTCAATTTGTTTAACCATGTTTGTAGCGTCTTGTTTGCTAACTTTTAAAGTTACCTTGTATTCCCCTAGTTCACTAAATCGAACATCTGGTTTTACAAGGTGGGGGTATATAGCTTCTCCTGCTACACTAACCTGTGTTGGTATTATATCACTCATATTTATCTCCTTATGGGTTGAGTACTAACTGACTGTCAGTTAGCTATAAGGGGAACTTAATATGCACTACTGCATATATCTAAATACAAAAAAATACTGACTTCTTGACTTCCTCTAAATCAAGGTTTCCTTTAACTGGCATTTCAGGAAATTTCTTTAGATTTTTTTCTGACAGCATAGCTTTCATTTCATCAGCATAATTTAACAAAACATCATCTGTGTAGATTTCACAGAAAGCATCTCTAACTGCTTTTGCCATAATCTTATTATCAGGTGCGGTACAACCGAAACTGTCATGTAT